ATGGTCGAGCCGACAAGGGCTGCGTCCGGTGCTGCCTTGGGCAAGCGCCGGACGAAGATCAGCGCCGCCCTCGCCAAGGGTGAGGACAAGTCCAACCGCCACTGGCGCGCCGAATTTCTCGCCGCGCTGGCCGAAACCTCGAATGTCAGTGCCGCGGCCGCCACGGCCGGTGTCCACCCCAGCCGTCCTTACAAGGTGCGCAGGCTGGAACCCGATTTTGCCCGCGAATGGCGCGGTGCGCTGCTCGAAGGCTATGAAAACCTTGAGCTTGAACTGCTCCACCGCCTGCGCTTCGGCGAGCCGAAGGACGGCGAAGTGAAGTTCGACAATGCCAATGCCCTGCGCCTGCTCGGCCTCCATCGCGAGACCGTGGCGCGCGAAAGGGCCATGCGCGAGGATGAGGATCTGGGCGCGGTGCGGGCCTCGATCCAGGCCAAGCTGACGCAACTGCGCGAGCAAGTCACCGCGCGCCGCAGTGCCGAACAGGAGGGCGCGGACAATGGCTGAGGCCGATCCGCTGCAATGGCTGGCCGAAGCCGGGGACGACGAGATCGAGGGCTTCATGGCCCGGCTCGACCGGTCCGAGCGCCGCGAATGGCGCTGGGACTGGGCGGTCTGGGCACGTCCCTCGCAACTTGCCCCGGCAGGCGACTGGCGGGTCTGGCTGGTCATGGCCGGGCGCGGCTTCGGCAAGACCCGCTGCGGCGCCGAATGGGTGCGCAGCATTGCCGAGGCGGATCCCGGCGCGCAGATCGCGCTCGTCGCCGCCAATCTGGGCGAGGCGCGCGCGGTCATGGTCGAAGGCGAGAGCGGGCTGCTCTCGGTGGGCGCGCCATGGCGGCGGCCCCGGTTCGAGCCTTCGCTGCGGCGGCTGACATGGCCGAACGGGGCGCAGGCCACGCTCTATTCGGCGGCCGAGCCCGAATCGCTGCGCGGCCCGCAGCATAGCCACGCCTGGTGCGACGAGATCGCCAAGTGGGACAATGCGGCGCAGCGGGCCCTTTCGAGTTGGGACAACCTGCTCATGGGCCTGCGTTTGGGCCGCGATCCGCGTGTGGTTGCCACGACCACGCCGCGCAGCATGCCGCTGGTCATGCGGCTCATGGCCGAAGCGGCATCTGGCGATGTGATCGTGACGCGGGGGAGCACGTTCGACAATGCCGCCAACTTGCCCGCGCGTTTCCTTGCCGCGATGCGCCGGTCGTTCGGGCAGAGCCTGCTCGGGCGGCAGGAGATCGACGGCGAACTGATCGCCGACATCGAGGGCGCGCTCTGGAGCCGCGCGCTGCTGGAGCAATGCCGCGAGGATTCCGCGCCGGAATGCGGGCGGGTGGTTGTCGGCGTCGATCCGCCGGCTTCAGCGGGCGGCGATGCCTGCGGGATCGTTGTCGTCGGGCTTTCCGGCGAGGGTATCGCGCATGTGCTTGCCGACGCCTCGGTCGAAAAGGCCGGACCCGAGCGCTGGGCCCGCGCCGTGGCGCAAGCGGCGGCGGCCTGGCGTGCCGACCGGGTGGTGGCGGAAGCCAATCAGGGTGGGGCCATGGTCGCCTCGGTCCTGCGGGCGGCGGAGATTTCACTGCCGCTGCGGCTGGTTCACGCCAGCCGGGGCAAAGTCGCCCGCGCCGAGCCGGTCGCCGCGCTCTACGAGGCCGGGCGGGTGCGTCATGCCGGGCTGTTTCCGGCGCTGGAGGACGAGATGTGCGGTCTTGTTTCCGGTGGTTCGTACCAAGGTCCGGGGCGCTCGCCTGACCGTGCCGATGCGCTGGTCTGGGCTTTGCACGAGCTGATGCTGGGCAAGGCGTCGGACCCGCAAGTCAGGTTGCCCTGAAGAGATCGGTTCGCGCGGAGGCGCGGAGACGCGGAGAAGAACAAACAGAGAGTTCGCGCAAAGGCGCGAAGGCGCAAAGGTGTCGCGTTTGCGGCGAAGCCGCTTTCATTTGTTTACCGTGCGATTGCCGCAGCATTTCCGGGATACGGGCGCCTGCGGCGCAGAACGACACCTTTGCGCCTTCGCGCCTTTGCGCGCCAAATCTCACTTCTCTTCTCCGCGTCTCCGCGCCTCCGCCTGACCCCATTCAGCGGCCTCAACCGCTCCACCAGACACCCATTGAAAGGAACCCCTAGTGTCCTTCATCGAAACGCTCGTCGCCGCCTTCAAGGGCGAGAGTACCCGCGTGCCCCTGGCGCGAGGGCCGGCTTCGCCATGGTTCTTCGCCGACTGCGGCGGCGGGCGTGCTCCTTTCGAATACAGTTCGGCCGTGCGCCGCGCCTATCTCGAAAACCCCGTGGCCCAGCGCGCCGTGCGTCTTGTGGCCGAGGGGATCGGCGGCGCGCCGCTCAAGCTGGCTGACCCGAAGCTGCTCGCCCTCGTGAGCGAGACCAGCGCCGGCCAGTCGCTGCTGGAAACGCTGGCCTGCCACCTGCTGCTCCACGGCAATGCCTATGTGCAGGTGCTCAAGGACGCGCGCGGTCGGCCCGTCGAACTGTTCGCCCTGCGGCCCGAGCGCGTGACGATTGTCGCCGGCGAGGACGGCTGGCCCTCCGCATACGCCTATGACGTCGCCGGACAGCGTCTCGCCATCCCGCTGCTGGACGAGGACGCCGCGCCCAATGTGATTCACATCCGCCATTTCCACCCGGCGGACGACCATTACGGCGCCGGTTGCCTCGCCGCCGCCGACGAGGCGATTGCCACGCACAATGCCGCCGCGCAGTGGAACCGCCAGCTTCTGGAAAACGCCGCCCGCCCCTCCGGCGCGCTGGTCTACGAGGCGGAGGGCGGCAACACGCTGACCACCGAGCAGTTCGACCGCCTCAGGACCGAACTGACCCACGCTTATGCCGGCGCGACCAATGCCGGGCGGCCGATGCTGCTGGAAGGCGGACTGAAGTGGCAGGCCATCGCGCTGACACCCGCCGACATGGACTTCGCCACGCTCAAGGCCGCCGCCGCGCGCGACGTGGCGCTGGCCTTCGGCGTGCCGCCGATGCTGCTCGGCCTGCCCGGCGACGCCACTTACGCCAATTACCGCGAGGCCAACCGCGCGCTCTGGCGACTGACGCTGCTGCCGCTGGCGAGCAAGATCTTTGCCGCGCTTTGCGAGGGTCTCTCGCCGTGGTTCCCCGATGCCGCGCTCGCCATCGACCTCGACCGGGTGCCCGCGCTGTCAGAGGACCGTGAGCGGCTCTGGGCGCAAGTCAGCGCCGCCGATTTCCTCGACGACGCCGAGAAGCGCGCCCTGCTCGGCCTGCCCGAGCGCACATCCACGTCCCAGGATCAGGAGAACAAATCATGAACCAAAAGGACATGCTGGCCGGTCTGCTGGCGCAGGCGGCCGCCGAAGGCAGCGAGTTGGTGACTTTGCGCGCCATCGTCGAGGAAGCGAGCGAGGTCGGCGCGCGCCGCATGCTCATGCGCATCGGCCTCGATGACGCCACCGCGCCGGGAGACCTCTCCGAACTGCGCGAACTGCTGCAGGCCTGGCGCGACGCCAAGGCCAGCGCGCAGGCTGCCGCGATCGGCTGGATGGTGCGCGCAGTGCTGGCCGCGCTGCTGCTTGGTCTTGCCGTGCGCTGCGGCACGACGGGGCTGCTGCGATGATCCTTCGACAAGCTCAGGATGAACGGCTTCGACAAGCTCAGGATGAGCGGCTTCGACAAGCTCAGGATGAGCGGGTCCAGCAACCTCGCCTTCCCCTCCGTTTCGCAGGCTACGCCGCACTGTTCGACACCCGCGACGCCGGGCGCGACATGATCCGGCCCGGCGCTTTCGCCCGCACGCTGGCGGAGCGCCGCGATCCGCTTCCACTCTATTGGCAGCACCGGTCGGACTTGCGCGTGGGCTGGGTCGAGACCGCCGCCGAGGATGCACGCGGCCTGCGCGTCATCGCGGCGATCGACAATCCCGACGGCGCGGCGGGCCTCGCACTCCGGCGCGGCAGCGTGACTGGTCTGTCGTTCGGCTATCGCGCGCTTTCCAGCCGCACGGGGGCCGAAGGCCGCGACCTGCTCGACCTCGAACTGTTCGAAGTCAGCCTTGTCACTCACCCGATGCAGCACGGCGCGCGGGTCCATCTCGTTTCCTGACCTTCCCCAATTTCTCCTGCTTTCCGCCGCCGCACCGGCGGCACCATCGCGAAAGGTGAATGCCCCATGGAATCCACTTCCCCGGTTGAAGCACTCGACTCCTCGTTCGATCTCGTCGCCCGTCAGGACGCCACCGATGCCGCCGTCGACGCCCTGCGCGGCGATGTCGAGGATGTGAAATCTCGGCTCGACCGCGTCAGCCGCGCCGCTGCCCGCCCGCTGATCGCAGGGGCAACCAGCACCGCCAGCATCGAAGTGAAGGGCTTCGTCGACGGCTACTTGCGTATGGGCCGCGAGACCGAACTCAAGTCGATGTCGGGCATGGTCGCCTCGGACGGCGGCTATGCGGTCCCGCGCGAGATCGATGCGCTGATCGCCAGCCGCCTCAAGAATATCAGCCCGATCCGCTCGATCGCGCAAGTCGTCCAGACCGGCACGGCAGGCTATCGCAAGCTCATCAACACCGGGGGCACCGCCTCGGGCTGGGTCAGCGAGACCGCCACGCGCCCCGAAACCGCCACGCCGAGCCTTGCCGAAATCGCCCCGCCCACCGGCGAACTCTATGCCAATCCGGCCGCCAGCCAGGCCATGCTCGACGATGCCATGTTCGACATCCAGTCGTGGCTGGCGGACGAGATCGCGATGGAATTCGCCCGTGCCGAAGGCGCTGCCTTCATCAACGGCACCGGCACCAACCAGCCCAAGGGCTTCCTTGCCGCGCCGAGCGCCGCCACCACCGATGCGGTGCGCCCGTTCGGCACCTTGCAGTTCATGGTTTCGGGCAATGCCACCGGCTTCGACACCGCGCCCGAACTCAAGCTGATCGACCTTGTCCATTCGCTCAAGGGCGGTCACCGGCAGGGCGCAAGCTGGGTGATGAACTCGGCCACGCTGGCGGTGGTGTGCAAGCTGAAGGCGGCGGACGGCTCGTTCCTCTGGCAGCCGGGCCTGATGGACGGCCAGCCGAACCGCCTGCTCGGCTATCCGGTCGTCGAAGCCGAGGACATGCCCGATGTGGCGGCCGGTGCCTTCCCCATCGCCTTCGGGAACTTCCGCGCGGGCTATCTGATCGCGGAACGCAGCACCACCTCGATCCTGCGCGATCCCTATACCAACAAGCCCTTCGTCAACTTCTACGCGACGAAGCGGATCGGCGGGCAGGTGCTCGATTCGGACGCGATCAAGCTGCTCAAGATCTCGGCCTGACGAAGGCGGCCTCATGAAAGCGGACTTTGTCGGGGGAGCCCCTCCCTGGCGCGCCGCTTTCTCGCAGGAGGCGGCAGCGCGCCGCCTCCTGCACCCCATTCCATCCTGATCGGAGTAGCCCATGAACCGGGTCATCCTTACGCCGGCCGTGCTGCCCTCCTCGGCGCTTGCCGAGCTCAAGCAGTGGCTCGGCGTGACCACCGCGCGCGACGACGCACCGCTTTCGGGCCTGCTCGCCAGCGCGCTCGACATCTTCGAGGCTTTTACCGCACAGCTACCCTTCACCGCGCAGTGCGAGGAAGTGCTGCCCGCCCGTCCGGGCTGGAACACGCTTGCGACCCGTCCGGTGCAGGCGATCACCGCAGTCGATAGCATCGACGCCGATGGCACTCGCTTTGCGCTGCCGGCCGGAACCTACGAAGTCGACCTCTGCGCCGATGGCAGCGGCTGCGTACGCCTGCCGATACTTTCGGGCGCGACGCGGGTGGCCGTGCGCTTCACCGCCGGGCTCGCCGCCGATTGGGACGGCCTGCCCAACGCGCTGCGCCACGGGATCATCCGCTTCGCCGCGCATCAGCATCGCGAGCGCGAGAGTGCAGGCGCGGCACCCTTGCCGCCCGCCTCCGTCGCCGCACTGTGGCGGCCATGGCGCCGGATGCGGCTGGCATGAGCACGCCGATGATCGCGGCCGACGCCGACAAGGCCTTCGACGACCTCGCCCAGCGCCTCACCGCCCGCGCCGCCGCTCTGGCCGCCGCACACGCCGAAACGCAGGAGTTCACCGCACGCGAGGATGAGAGCCGCTGGCGCCGGGCCGATCTCGTCTGGCCGCTTTTCGCGAAAGGATAGCCCATGGAAATCGCCCTGCGCGCCGCGCTGATCGACTGGCTTGCCGCAGATCCCGTGCTCGGCGCCGAACTCAACGCCGTGGTGGAGGAGGCGCCCTCGCGCACCAGTCTGCCCTGGCTGGCCATCGCTTCCAGCGCCAGCACTGACTGGAGTTGCAAGACCACGCCGGGCCGCGAGGTTCGCGTGGCGCTCGAACTGCAATGTCGGGGCGACACGCCGGATACGGCGGCCAGCCTTGTCGCGGGCATCGAGGCGCGGGTGGAAAGCCTGCCGCGCGATCAGCCGGACTTCGAGGTCGTCAGCATCGTGTTCCTGCGCGCCCGTGCCGAACAGCGTGGTGAAAGTCGCCGGGCGATCCTGCTCGAATATCGTTTTCGCCTGTTGGCGGGCTGACTCTTTTCGACAGCTTGGGGGTGATCCTTCGACAAGCTCAGGATGAGCGGAGTCAGTGGGCCCCTCCATGAACGAGGCAGGAAGCGCCCCTCCCCGTCCGCTCAGGCTGAGCCTGTCTAAGCCCTCTCCCGCCCCGCTCAGGCTGAGCTTGTCGAAGCCCCCCGTAACACCGCCCCACCACAAGGAGCCACACCATGCCCGCCCAGAACGGCAGCGCTTTCCTGCTCAAGATCTCCGATGGCGCCACCCCCGCCGCCTATCAAACCGTCGCCGGCCTGCGCACCACGCAGATGTCGGTCACCGGCGACACCGTCGTCATCACCAGCAAGGACAGCGGAGGCTGGCGCGAGCTGCTCTCGGGTGCCGGTGCCCGCTCGGTTTCGGTGAGCGCCGCGGGGATCTTCCTCGGCAGCGCCGCCGAGGCCAAAATCCGCGCCAATGCCCTGGCCGGCACGCTCGACGATTACGAATTGAGCTTCGAGGACGGCGACCGCCTGCGCGGCAAGTTCCTCGTCCAGCGGCTCGACTATGCCGGCGATTTCAATGGCGAGCGCAATTACACCATCCAGCTCGAAAGCTCGGGCTCGGTCATCCCGGCATGACTCAGGTCAACCCGCTGCGCGGCGAGGCCACGTTGGAGATCGGCGGCACCGCGCATCTCCTGCGCCCCACGTTCACCGCGCTGGTCGCGGCCGAGGACGAACTCGGCCCGCTCTTCGCCCTCGTCGAGCGGGCGGGCGCCGGCCAGCTTCGCCTTGCCGAACTGGCCGCTCTGTTCTGGCACTGCCTCGCCCGCCGCGAAGGGCTGACTCGCAATATGGTGGGTGAGGCCGTGGTGACGCAGGGCCTCGCCGCCTGCGCCGCGCCGCTGCGCATGCTGCTCGGGCAGATCCTCAAGGGCACCGCGTGAACTGCGATTTTGCGAATGCCGCGCTGGCGCTCTGTGCTCTCGCGGCGCGGACGCTGGGGTGGCGACCGCCGGAATTCTGGGATGCCACTCCCGCCGAACTCGCCGCCGCACTCGGCCTGTCCGGCGGTGACCAACCCGCCGGAATCGACCGGGCCTTGCTCGAAACCCTGATGGAGCGCGATCATGAGCGATGAAATCGATAGCCTGCTGGTGAACGTACGAGCCAGTACCGATGGCTTCACCCGCGATATCGCCACGATGCGATCGAGCATCGACGGCAATCTCGTCGGCGGCTTCACCCAGGCCGGACAGGCGCTGGAAAAGGGCCTGACCAGCGCGATCCAGCGCGGCAACCTTGGCTTCGACGATCTCAAGCGAGTGGCGACAAGCGCCCTTTCGGGCATCGCCGCCCAATCGATGCAGGGGCTGTTCGGCTCGCTCGGCGGCGGCACGTCCACGGGTTCCGGCACCACGTCAGGCCTGTCGGGGCTGTTCTCCGGCCTGCTCGGCCTACCGGGCCGCGCCACCGGCGGCAATGTCTCGCCGGGGCGCGGCTACGTGGTGGGCGAACGCGGACCCGAGATGTTCGTGCCGACCTCGGCCGGGCGGATCGAGACCGGCACCGGCGCCTCAAGCAATCGCGACGTCAAAGTCGCCATCAACCTCACCGGACCGCGTGGAAGCAGCGTGCCGCAGTCGCTCCGGCGCTCCTCGCGCCAGGTCGCCAGCGCGGTGCGCCGCGCGATCTCCACCCGCTGATCCGCATCGAAGGACCCGACATGGCATTCTGGCTCGCGAAGACCCGCGAGGGGCAGGCAAGCGACTGGATCCAGCGCTTCGACCCGCGCTTCTGGACCGTCAATTTCCCACGCCCGATGATGGCCGCCGTCGTCTCCACCGGCCCGGATTCGCTGCGCGTGGACGCCTCGTTCCTGCGCAAGGGCGACCTCGGCGGGCTGATCTGGGAGAGCGCGGACAAGTACGATCATCCGCTGCTGTCCTACCGGACCGACCGCGACTATTCGCACACCTCGCTGAGCTTCCGCTGGCGCTCCTCGGGCGTGTTGCCACTCAGCGACGTCTACGGCCCGACGCTGACCGTCGAGGGCCGCGATCAGGCGGGCAATGCGCGCACCTGGTACGTGCGCCTCTGGAACTACGCCAAGGGCAGCGGCGACGATGCGATCGTTACCTTGCGGTTCTCCGCGCTGGACGGCGGCTTCATGCTACCGTCAGAGGCCGATCCGGTCTGGCCGCGCGATATCGACCGGATGTTCATTTCGTTCGCCCCTCCCGGCTACGATGGCAGCGCCGATCCGCTGGCCGCCGAAGCCGAGGGCTGGTTCGAACTCAGCGAAATCCGCGCCGACGGCGCCCGCGCCATGCTGGAGATCGGCGATGTGATCGTGCCCCCGCACGGCCTCGCCATCGCCACGGGCTTCGATGACGAGGGCGTGCAGACGCCCGCCCGGCTGGTGCGCAGCGCGATCCAGCTCGGCTATCGGGGTTCCATTGTCCACTATGTCGGGATGAGCCACTACTTCCGGCTCGCATACACCGGGGGCGGCTACTTCGTCGGCGGCGCGGGAGATCCGCTCAATACGCCGACCCGCGCATGGCACCGTGCGTTCTTCGCCGAATGCATCGCCCGAGGGCTCAGCCCTGTCGCCTCGCTCTCCTACGAAGTGCTCGACCAGCACGCACCGGAAAGCTGGAAACAGCGCGACCTCAACGGGAATCCCGCCCGCACCGGCTGGGACCCGCCTTCGACGCTGCTGTCACCCGCCTGCGCACCGGCCATGAGCTGGCTCCAGTCCGTCGGCGCGGCCTTTGTCGGGCTGATGACCGGGGCCGGTGCGCCGGTCCGTTTTCAGGTTGGCGAACCCTGGTGGTGGACATTCGCGGATGGGAGGATCTGCCTCTATGACAGTGCCGCCCGCGCCGCATTCGGGGGATCGCCACCGGCCATCACCGATATGCGCGGCTCCCTCGACGCGGCGCAACAGGGGCTGCTCGATGCGGCGGGCGCGTTGTTGGCGAAATCGACGGCCGATCTTGTCGCTGCCGTCCGCACTGCCGCGGCCGGCAAGCCGGCCGAGGCGCTGGCACTGGTATTCACGCCAACGCTACTCGATCCCGCCATGCCCGAACTCCGGCGTGCCAACCTGCCGCTGGGCTGGGCCGCTCCCGCCTTCGACCGGCTTCAGGTCGAGGATTACGACTGGCTGACCGCAGGGGCCGATGCCGCGCGCCGGAACGCCTATGAAACCATCGACCAGCGCCTCGGCTACCCACCCGAAGCGCAGGACTATCTCGCCGGTTTCGTGCCCGATGCCGCAAGCGCCGATCAATGGCGCCGCATCGACGCCGGGATCGACGAGGCGCTGGGCCGCAAGCCCCACGAAATCGTGGTCTGGGCGCTGCCGCAAGTCTGTCGCGACGGCTTCGTCCGCCTGCCGCCCATTCCGACCGACAGTTCAGGAGCCGACGCCATGCAGGCCTTCGACGATGTGCCCTACCCCATCGCTCTGGGCCGGGATGCCACCGTAATTCCCGAGTTCTCGACCACGATCTCGGTCACCGCCTCGGGCTTCGAACGCCGCAACAGCCTGTGGTCGAACGCGCGGCTGCGCTTCGATGTCGGGCCCGGCGTCCGCTCCGATGCCGAACTGGGCGTGCTGATCGCCTTCTTCCGCGCCCGCAGAGGCCCCGCGCGGGGCTTTCGCTTGCGCGATCCGAGCGATTTCAGCTCGAACGGCATGATCGGCATGCGCACGGCGGCGGATCAGGAACTGGGAACCGGCGACGGCCTCCAATCCGATTTCCCGCTGGTGAAACGCTACGGCAGCGACGAGGCCGCGCAAGTCCGGCGCATCACGCGCCCCGATTTCGAAACCCTGCTCGTTTCCGTCGACGGGGTCTTGCAGGCGGGCAACTGGACGCTCGGCGACCTTGGCGTGGTCCGCTTCAACACGGCGCCACGGGCAGGGGCGGTCGTGAAGGCAGGCTTCGAATTCGACGTGCCGGTCCGCTTCGCGGAGGACAGCCTTGAAATCGCCGGCGCCGCCTTCGCGGCGGGCGAAGCACCCAGCGTGCCGGTGGTCGAGATCCGGGAGGCATCATGACGCGAACCTGGTTTTCATCCGACCTTGAAACCGTCGCGACTTTCTGGCGCCTGCTGCGCCGCGATGGCGTGACGCTCGGCTTCACTGCGCACGACGCCGACTTGTGGTTCGACGGCGTGCTCCACCTTGCCTCGCCGGGGATGGTCCCCTCCTCGATCCGTAAGTCGGCAGGCTTCGAAGCCGACAGCGCCGAAGTGCAGGGCGCACTCACGCACGAGGCGATCTCCGCCGCCGATCTGACCGCCGGACGCTTTGACGGCGCCACCGTGCGGATCGGCCTGATCGACTGGGAAACCGGTGAATCGCTGCTGCTCTATGCCGGGACACTCGGCTCGATCAGCACCGAAGATGGTCAGTTCTCGGCCGAACTCGTCTCGCGCAAGGCCGAACTGCAACGCGATCCGGTACCACGCACAAGCCCGGCCTGCCGTGCCGCGTTCTGCGGTCCGGGCTGCAATCTCGGCGCAGCGGGGTTCACCGATGAAATGCGCGTGGCGAGCCTCGATATCGCCGTAAATGCAGTTCGCGTCGATGCGGCGACCTCTCCGGCACGCCATTCCGGCGGGACACTGCGCTGGCTCGACGGGCCCATGGCGGGCGAGGCCATGGGGATCATGGCGGTCGAGGGCGATGGTGCGCTGGTGCTCGACACGCCGCTCGATAGCGGAATCCCGGTCGGCGCGCGCGCGCTCGTCCGTGAAGGCTGTGACCACACGCTGGACACGTGCGCCGCTCGCTTCGGCAATGCCGCCAACTTTCGCGGCGAGCCCTACCTTCCGGGCAACGACCTGCTCACCAGTTATCCCACGCCAGCTTCGTGACCGGCGCGGAACTGGCGGACGCCGCCCGCAGTCTGGTCGGGGTGCCGTTTCGGCTTCACGGACGCGATCCCCGGCTGGGCCTCGACTGTCTGGGCGTTCTCGCAGCCGCGCTGGGAGAGTCCGTACGGCTGCCGAACGGCTATCCGATGCGGGGTGGTGACGCCGACGCAATTGCGGGAATCGCTGTCGCGGCGGGCCTTCATCCGGCGCGGGGTCAAACCGAACCCGGCGATATCCTGCTGCTTCGCCCCGGCCCCTACCAGCATCACATCGCCATTGCGACCGGTAGCGACACCATCGTCCATGCCCATGCCGGGCTGCGCCGTGTCGTCCATGGCCCCTTGCCGCCCGAATGGCCGACCCTCGGCCATTGGCGCCTTCATCCTTGAGGAATCGACATGGCAACCCTCGTTTTCAGTGCAGTCGGAACCATGGTCGGCGGGCCGATCGGCGGCGCGGTGGGCTCGCTGGTCGGCAGCCAGGTCGATGCCGCGCTGTTCGGATCGCCCAACCGGCAAGGCGCGCGGCTCAAGGAGCTGGACGTCACCACATCGAGCTATGGCCAACCGATCGCCCGCCACTTCGGGCGCATGCGCGTTGCCGGGCAGATGATCTGGGCCGCCGACCTTGTCGAGCACAGCGAAGTGCTGGGGGGCGGCAAGGGCGCAGCATCGGTCACCAACTATAGCTATACCGCCAGTTTCGCGGTCGCGCTGTCTAGCCGGCCGATCCTCGATCTTGGCCGGATCTGGGCCGATGGCAAGCTTCTCCGGGGCGAGGCGGGAGATCTCAAGACCACCGGAACCCTGCGCATCCACACCGGCGCGGGCGATCAGGATCCCGATCCGCTGCTGCTCACCGCCGAAGGAAGCCGCTGCCCGGCACACCGCGACCTTGCCTATGTGGTGTTCGAGGACCTCGACCTGTCGGACTTCTACAATCACATCCCCTCGCTGACGTTTGAAGTGATCGCCGACGAAGGGTTCGATCTGGCAGCGATCCTGGGCGAGGTGATCGACGATACGGATGCCGCTGTCCCGCTGGACGGCTTCCTAGGCTTCTCGAACGAGGGACCGCTGGTCGATGCGCTTTCGGCGCTCGATCCGGTCTATCCGCTCGATGTCGATTGCGCGGGAACGACCATCGTGATCGGCCGCGATCGATTGCAATCATCCCCCATCGCGCTGGGCGAAGCGACGACGGCGGTGGAGGACGGTGAATTCGGCGCCGCCACCGGGTTCTCCCGCAGCCGCGCGCCCGTCACCGAGCAGCCGCTGGCCGCGCTGCGCTACTACGAACCGGCGCGCGACTATCTGCCCGGGATCCAGTACGCCACCGGGCGGCCGTCGCCGGGAGAGCCGCGCGTGATCGAGCTTCCCGCCGCGCTTGAGGCTGCCGATGCCCGGGCTCTGGTCGAGCGGACCTCGCGACGGCTCGACTGGAGCCGCGACACCCTCTCCTGGCGCACCGGCGAACTCGACGCGGCGGTCGCGCCCGGCTCCCTTGTCACCCTCCCCGGCATCGCGGGGACCTGGCGTGTGCGCGAATGGGAGTGGCGGGACACCGGCGTCGAGATCGCCGCCGAACGCGTTGCCCCATCGGGAACGGCAATGGTTCCCGCGCTCGCCACCGATCCGGGCCGGAGCCATCCGCAAGCCGACCTGCCGCTGGCCGAGACCCTCCTCACCGCTTTCGAACTGCCTTACGATCCGGCCTCGGGTACTGCCGGCATTGCCCGCCCCTTCGCCGCCCTTTCCTCGGCACAGGCGAATTGGACCGGAGCAGCGCTTTACGCCGACCGGGGCGACGGCCAGTTGCAGTCGATGGGGCCAAGCGGACGCACCCGCAGCGCCATTGGCACGACGCTGACCGCGCTGGGAGCCCAGAGCCCGCTCATCTTCGATCGCACGTCACGGCTGGTCGTCAGGATGGCCGATCCCGCGATGCAGCTTGCCTCCGTCAATGCGCGCCAACTGGCCGAGGGCGCCAATCTCGCGCTGGTAGGCGGGGAGTTGATCCAGTTCGCGCAGGCGACATCGCTGGGAGACGGTTCATGGCAGCTCGAAGGCTTCGCGCGCGGCTGCGGCGGCACGGAAGACGGGATCGCCGGTCATGCGCTGGGCGAGGGTTTCTTGCTGGTGGACGGCCGCGCCGTCGCGCTCGATCCGGCGTTGCTGGGAACGGCCGCCGCGCGCAGCGTCGTCGCAATCGGCCGGGGCGATGCCGATGGGGTGCGCGCGCCGATTGCGCTGTCCGGTCTCACTCTCCGTCCGCTCGCGCCGGTCCATCCTCGCCGGACCGTGCTTGCGGATGGGAGCTGGCGGCTGGAATGGACACGCCGCGCGCGCGGCATCCAGCTCTGGCAAGACGGCGTCGACGTTCCGCTGGTCGAAGAGGCGGAGAGCTATCTGGTCACATTCGGTCCCGTCGATGCGCCGCTCGCAATGTGGACAACCAGCGCGCCGTCGACCGACCTCGCTCCCGATATGCGCGCCGGGCTGGCGGCGCAGTCTCCCGGACAATGGCTCCGCGTCGCCCAGGTGGGCACTTATGCGCGGTCCGCCAGCCTGGACCTGTGCGTGCTGAACTGA